TGATGTGACATTACTAAACATATTTAATGTTACAATCTATAGAAGCAATAAATTAATTACACTTATTAATATTTATAAGTGTGCAAAGAGCAAATACATTTTTTTAGTGAGATTATACAACTATGTATTAAATAATGATATGGCAGCGTGCGAAATTACACCTCTCTCAGCTTTTCTTTCCACCAATCTTAATAACAAGATTGACTGTTATGGAAGATTAGGTGATCGAATTAAAAGATCATTAGGTTACCCTCTCGTATCAGTTGAGATTCACCCCGACCAATTGCATGAGAACATTCAGATTGCTGCTGAATACTTTACTAAGTTCGCTGGTTATACAAGAGAGTATTTGATCTTCGACTCTGCTCTATATGAAACTAATAAAGGTATTAGACTTGACCTTCTCTATACTCTTGCTAATACTGATTTAGATACTAATGCTAAGAAAGTAGCTGGTACTAATCCACTCGGACCAGGACCTGAAGCATATTTTGAAACTCCTGATATTGTATATACTTCTCTCGCTGAAGTAGAAGGTACAACATTCTCATCTAGTTCTGCTCTATCAGCCGACTTTGAAGATGGTATTGAAATTGGTGAGTTGTTTGATCACACTCTTGTTAATACACTTACTACATTTGAAGAAAGTCTCTCCTCTACATTTAAGCCTAATAAGCGTAGAACAATTAAGACAGAAGGTTCTTGTGATGCTACTGAGCAGACAACATATCAGAATATGTATGACTATGATGTAATGGATTACAGAAAGGTTATGTCTGTTACTGACTTTGAAGAAGGTTCTAATACTGGTATTAATACACTCTTTACTCTTGAACAAACACTTGCTCAACAAACATACTTCTCATATGCGATGGGTAATTATGGTTTCGATCTTATCTCATGGTACACAATGAAAGAGTTTATCGATACTCGTGAGAAGATGCTCGCACTTAGAAAAGATCTTGTCTTTGATGATAGATCACAATACCTTAAGATGTATCCACAGCCACGTAGTAATGAGCGATTCTATGGTGTTCTTGCTTGTTATATTGAAAAGCCATTACGTGATATTATTAAAGAGCAATGGGTATATGAATATGCTCAAGCCCTTTCAATGATCTCTGTAGGTCGTGTTCGTGGTAAGTTTGGTAGTGTTAATCTTCTCGGTGGCGGTGCTCTTAATGCTGATATGCTTCAAGAAGGTATTACTAAGAAAGCTGAACTTGAAGAGAGTCTCTTGACTGGTGCTACTGCTGGATTTGGTGATAATGATCCTGTTGATTTCTTTGTTGGGTAATGAATAAGAATAGCAAGTACCGTCAAGGTATATTTGTTCCAACTAACTTGGATAAGTTTATTGGTGAACGTGCTGTCTACAGATCTGGCCTAGAGCTTAAGTTCTTTCGCTTCTGTGATAACAACGCCAATGTATTAAAGTGGGGTTCTGAGAATATTAAGATACCATACTTTAATAAGTTAACTGGCAGAACACATAGATACCATATCGATAACTATGTTGTTATTAAAGAGGGTGATAAGGTTACTAAATATTGTGTAGAGATTAAACCATATAAACAAACTCTACCACCAACAACCAAATATAAGAAGAAGAGCAATCTTATATATGAACAAAAACAGTATGTAACTAACCAATGTAAATGGGAGGCTGCTAAGAAATATTGTGAGGGGAGAGGGTATAAGTTCTTAATTTTAACAGAAAGAGAGATTTCATAGCCTGTTGACATAAATATATGTATGTCACTTAAACTAAACCTTGTTTGTGAGAATCCTGATATCAATGACCAGTTTGAGGTTATTGAAGAACAGACCAACAAGAACAGCCCATCCAACCTTTTCATTAAGGGACCTTATATGATGGCTGAAGATGTAAACCGTAATAAGCGTGTTTACCCTCTTGATGAGCTTGAGCGTGAAGTTGCCGTTTACAACGAGACTTTTGTTAAGCCAGGTCGTGCAATGGGAGAACTCAACCACCCAACTACAGCTGATGTTGACCTCGAAAGAGCATGTCATATGGTTACAGAACTTACTCAAGACGGTAACGTATTCTATGGTAAGTCTAAAGTACTTACTACACCTTGCGGTCAGATTGTTCGTGCATTGATTAATGACGGCGTTAAAGTTGGTATGTCTTCACGTGCTCTTGGTAGCCTTGAAGAAGGATCCAATCACAATGTTGTACGTAACCTTAAGCTTGTTGCTGTTGACTGTGTTGCTGACCCATCCTATCCAAAAGCATTCGTTAATGGTATTCTTGAATCCAAACAATGGGTACTTGCTGATGATGGTAAGTATGAAGAAGCATATGACCAGTTTGAAGAGAGTGTTGGTAAACTTCCTAAGAAGGAAGTAGAGAAATACCTCCTTGAAAGAATTATGAATTTCATTAACAAAATTTGATTTTAACGAAACCCTTATTAAATATCTGTATGTCTGATGAACAAAAATTAGAGCCTACCAAGGAAAGCTCAACAAAAGCTAAGATTGTTAAGTTTATTGATGCACTTTCTGACGAAAACTACGCACAAGCGAATAAATATTTACAATCAGCTGTTGAAGATAAGTTGACAGACCGTATTCGTCAGGCAGCAGAAAAACCACTCTTTTAAAATATGAACAAAGAAGAATTACCTAAAGACATCGAAGAGGTTCTCACCGTTGAAAGTGTAGAAGCTATCGAAACAGCGTTCAAAGAAAAGCTTGAGCTTTCTGTTGAGGCTGCACTTACTCAACAAGATGAACTTTATGCTGAAAAGCTTGAGACTCTTGTTGCAAGCATTGACAAAGACCACGCCACTAAGATGGAGCGTCTTGTTGAAGCTGTTGACACCAACAACGCCAAAAAACTTGCCCAAGTTGTATCTAAATACGAAACTGAGCTTAATGAAGGCGCTGCTGAATTTAAAGAGACTCTTGTTGAGTCCATCTCCACTTACATTGAAGAGTACGTTGATGAAGCTATCCCAACAGAAGCAATCATGGAAGCTACCCGTAATAAGGAAGCTCTTAACGTACTTTCAAACCTTCGTAACACACTTGCTGTTGACTCTTCCCTTATGGCTGAGAGTGTTAAGACTGCAATCGTTGAAGGTAAGACAGAGATTGATGAGCTTAGAGCTGAAATCGCTGAGCTTAAGCAGAACAACCAGACCCTTACTGAAAGCTACAATGACGCTAAGAGCGCTGCTTTCCTTGAGAGCCGTTGTGCTAAGTTTAACGATAAGAAATCTGCTTATCTTAAGAAAGTTTTGAGTGATAAGACACCACGTTTTATCGAAGAGAATTTCGAATACACCGCCCGTCTTTTTGACCGTAAGGAAAAGGAGCAACTTGCTGTTATTCGTGAGGAAGCCATTAGCCAACGCACTGTGAAGGCTGATGCTCCTAAACCAGTTGTTGTGGAAAAAGTTGAACCTTCTACTCCTGAAAACCCTTACTTAAGTGGGTTGGATAGAATGAAGTAAGATTTTTTAACATAAACAATGAGGTGTTAGCGCACCTGAGTTACTTGGGCTTGACCCATGAAGGTTGAAATACAAAAAAAGAAAATAACATTATTATGAATAAACCACAATCATTTATTGATAAAGATCGTGCTGATGCTCTCTTGGAAAAGTGGGCTCCAGTACTCGACTACACATCTGATAGCGTTGCCGCTATTGAAGATGCTCACACCCGCCTTAATACAGCGGTACTCTTGGAGAACCAAGAGAAATGGTGCCTCGAGGAGAGCAACACAGCTGGCCCTGGTGGCGCGCTTGGTGCTGCTGCTGGTGGCAATTTCGCCCCTAACGCTTCTACTTCTAGCGATAGCTACGCCGCTGGTGACCAGCGCCTTCCAAAGGTGTTGATCCCAATGATTCGTCGTACTTTCCCAGAGCTTATCACTAACGACATCGTTGGTGTTCAGCCAATGAGCGGTCCAGTTGGTCTTGCATTCGCTTTGCGTTATGCTTACCAGTCTGACGAGCTTGGTTCTGGTATCGACGGTAAGGCAGCTGGCGGTGGTGCTGGTGGTCACAAAGGCGGTTATGCAGGTACAGTAGACAATGCTGAACTTGGTTACCAACTTCTTGACACTCGCTTCACTGGTGCTTCCTCCGACGACCTCGAAGGTGCTGCTGGTTACTGGGAATTCGCTGATCAGGACAAAGGTGTTGCTAACATCCTTTCTGCTTTCGAAATCACTGGTAACATTCCACAGGTTGAAGTTAAGTTCGAAAAGACTGCTGTTGAAGCTGGTACACGTCGCCTCGGCGCTCGTTGGTCAGTTGAACTTGAGCAGGACCTTAAGA